GTGATGGTCATAGGCTTCTTCTCGTCATCACACAAAACACTACCATCTGACGGGTGAGTTAGGGTAACAACTACAACATCACTGGTCGGGGTTAAATCTAGTAAGTCCATATCGGGTTTCCTTATTGTCGGGGTAAAAAGTTGTCGGGTTAGTAATTAAAGGGGAAGCATCAGACCCGACACCAATGCCTCCCCACCCTAGCTAGGGAACTTATGCAGAGCGAGTAATAACTAAGTTACTTGCATCTGCTGTGTTGTAAAGTGCTACAAATGACATAGAGATAACACGGCTAGTTGGGCCATCTACACCTACGTCTGCACTGTTAATCTTGGCTCGTGGGAATGCGAACTTCATAGTGTTACTACCATCACCCACAGTTACTTCAAGCTCAGTTTCAGTCTCATTCAAGAAGCGGTTAATTAAAGCTGCATCCTCAAAGTAAGCTGAGATAGTACCTTCAATCTCTGCACGACCAACTTCTAATTGTGGCGCACTATCACTACCAATAACGAAGGTAGGTGCGAATGAGTTAGTCAAGGTAAAGTCCATACCAGTTACGATAGCTGATGTAGAGGGTGTACCATCAACGTCACCGATAGCTAATGTGCCTGAGTAAGCATCGAAGGGAGCAGCACCTGATGCAGCGTCCTGTGTCTTCTCAGTAGCACTCATGGTCATGTCCTTACCAACCATACCGTAGGTAGCTGTTACCATTTGGTTAGGGGCTAGAGAGATACCCATAGTGGAAACTGTCATACCTGTGAACAAACGAGCTTGGTCGATGTCAGCAGCGTAGTCTTCGATAGAGAAGAACTTAGGTGTTGTACCAACCTTAAGAACGTTAGTTGAAAAGGTATTCAACATAGCTGATTCAAGGAACACATCATAATCAGCATCACGTAAGTCAGCAACGATGTCACCAGCAGCTTGACGGTTACCATGACGGTCAACACGAGGCATACGGTCAGCTTGAATGTCAGATCCAGCTACACGATCTTTAGTTAAGTTCAATCCATGTGTGCTGAAGGGTAAGTTTGTGAAGTTACCAGCGGGAGTTGTACCGAATGTGCTTTCCACAATGTACGATAGGCTGGAACGAGAACCTTGTGCGAAGGCCATAATGTATTCTCCTAATTGTTATAAACGTACCATCCGATATTAATCGGAACGTAGTACCAAGGTGCATCTAAGAAACCTTGCTGTCTTTCAGCGTAGTCAATAGATACAGTTATTGTTTCATCCCCAGAGTAGGAGATTTTAGTGGTTGCCTCAAAAGCCTCTAAGATAGTATTAGCTAGGCTATCAGCAGCGGCGGGGCCATTACCTTCTGGGGTGTAGGCAGTTACAACAAACACACCATCGTATCTCTGTTGTGGGTTTAAACCTCTTACAGCGGGTCTACGGAGTGTCGGGAGGAAATTAGTTTGTAGGTAGCTTGTACCTGTCGTTGGGCTAAATGAGACATTCTCATAAGCTATCCCCGTAGGTAAATTAGAGGTATTAGCTAACTTGTTCTCAAGTGCTGCCCGTATGTCATTATAGATACTAGCCATGAATGTTTCTCACTTGAGTATAAACGTAATAACCCTGTTTCTTCCAGTTAGGCCCACCATACTCTACTGCTTGAGAGTGAGGGCTATCATTACGAAGAGTAATCTTTGTGGTATCAGATAAGTCTAAAGCATTAATGTCTTGTACTAGGTTATCTAAACCCTCTTGACGCATAGATTGTTGGTTTTGTTTCTTAGGTTTATTACGAGAAGATTTACCACGACCCCTAGAGCTTGTATTAGTCTTGAAAGAGTGTGAGGTAACATAAGCACCAGTATCTACAGGAGATAGACTGACAGCAGTTTGCGCTATATCAAATAACTTGTTACGAACAAGGTCCTCAGCTTTCTGCTCAACTAATTCCATCTTCTGCTTGAGAGAAGGATTAACCTTGAGTGTTGCTTGTACAGCCATTATTCTCTCACATCACACAAGAAACAAATCTTGACCCCATTAGAAAATATAGTAACAACAGAAATAACATTAACTGTGTCACCGTTACCAATAATCTGATCTTCGTCATCGGGTTCTACTGCCAATCCTAAAGCTGGGACTACGCATTTACGGGTGCCTCTGCGGATCTCATCTACGTTAGCTATGATACCTTGATCGTAGTTGTAGAAGTAACCCTCAAAGCTGTAGTCGGTTGTGGCTGAACCTGTTACTGACCCAGTAGTAGGATCATAGGTTCCTGCTGTAGTCTTCTTGCGTAGAGTAAGCGGCTCACCAAACTCCTCTACCATCTTGAGTAGGTTATAACCTCTTGAGAATGCCATGACCTACCCCTTAACTATAGTCGTAATCATCACCACTATAACTTGGTGGGTTTCTAAATCTGTCTCTACGGAAGGATGGTGCAATGCGATCTGTATCTTGCCTTACATTATCCACAGTAGCAATACTAATACCACCAGCTTTAATACCCAATACAGCACCTGACTTCTTACCCTGATGCTCTAATGTTTCAGCTAGGCTAGTATAGTGGTCTTGTAAGTCGCTGTAGTCAGCACTGAGTGCGCCTGAGAGGTTCTGTGTAACCCTACGAGAGTATTGTGCAGCTATGCTTCTAGCAGCCCATGCAGCAGCGTAGTAGACGTTATCGTTAGTCTGATTGAGAGCGAAGGTTATTTCTTCGTTCTGGACTTGTTGGTCGTTAGTGTCAGTGTCACCTACAAGCAAGCGAACAGAGTTTATTCTCTCTGCTGCACTAGCTGTACCTAAGTTCGTTGCATCATACGACCAAGCCATAATCAATCAGTCTCCATGTGACCATAATTTCTACGCCAGCTACGAATAAGCCCACGCTGTTTATCAACTATCTTAGACTTCTTACACTTCTTCTTTTGGAACTCAGCGTCAGATTTAGTCTTAGAGTTTACTTTATCGTTGATACTATCCACAAGACCATGTAACCCAGCTACATCTAGTTGCTCTAGTCCATCACCAACTTTAAGCTCTACTTCAAACTCTGAGTTATGATGAATGAAACCTTGTGTGTATAAGATTAGTGCCTTATCTTCACTTACACCAATCTCTTTCCATTTAAACTCTTCACCCTTCTTTAGCTGTCTACCCCAAGATTGAAATGGGTGCTTAACAAAGACTGGGCGGTCTATTTGAAATGGCATATTCTCTTGTCGGATCATTGTACTACCTTTTGTCGGGGAAGGGTGGCAGGGGCCATTACTACAGCCCCCACCGATATAAATCTTAAGCTACAGCAGCAGCGAAGAGGTAACCCAAGTCAGCGCCTACGACTTTCATATCGTAAGACATTTTAACTTGGATCATCTCAGCGATTTGCTGACGCTTCAGAGCATCATCTGAGAATGACTCAACAGTGATACCCAAGTTGTTCACACCTTCTAGGTTATTCCAAGCGAAGGTCAAACCAGCGGCTGGTGACATAAGACCAGCAGTTGATGGAGTGTGAGCCAACAGAGCATTCTTACCACCGATAAACGCATTGCTTTCTGCAACACCTTCTACTGATGAGTTCTTGACAGCTTCCATGACGTAGAAGTTCTCTACCTCAAAGATTTCAGCCAACTTAGCATCTGTGATCAACGCAGTGTTAGTTACAGTTGCGCCACCGTTCAAACGTGCCAGAATGTCTGGGTGATTGATCAGCTTGTCACGTACTTCTTTACCAACAACCATTGTGTTTGGCTTGAAGCCACCAGAAGCCAACTGTACTGCACGACGAGCAGCAGTTACATCTTGGATTGGTGTTGAGTTGGTGTAGTCTGACCACTGGTCATTTCCTGCCAATGTGTTGTCTGTTCCCCAAACTCCAGTTGAGAAGAAGTTGGTTGCAAACTGCTCTTCACGATGGATCATAAGACGCATCGCCAAGGTTTCAGCACCAGCAGAACGAATGTCCAATGCAGCATCTTCGTTAGCCAAAGTTTGCTCATCGAAGTCCATACCTAGACCATAAACGTCAGCGAAGTAGCTGCTGTTTGAGATAGTCATACCGATACGGTTTACTTCTGTACGTGGGGCCAGTTTAGCTACATCACCAGTACGGTTCATATTCGCACGGTCATAGATGTAGTATTTGTCAGACTGTTTTGAAACACCGACAGTTGGGAAAACCTTATCGGCGATAAAGTTCTCTTGTGATTGTGCATAAGCCAGCGTGAGGTTAGTCAGCGGCTGATCTACATGCACTGCGGATGGAGTCAGCAAGGGCATTATTTATTCCTTTCTATGCTGGATTAAGCTACGACGTTAC